AATTTTCCTTCTTCAAAACTTTTTCCTTTATTATCTGTTTTACGTAAATGACTAATTAAACCTATCCATACATCGTGTTTTTTAACTAATCGAAGAAGATCATTCATTATTTTATCTATTGCTTCGTTACCAGTTAGACCTTCGGTACCTTCTGACGCCAATATGGTAATGTGGTCCACGAATAAGTACTTAACACCTGATAAGCACATATACTCCAAAAAGTCCATAATTGAGCCATCAGATATGCTCCCTTGATGATCAAGAACAAGAACACGATCAGAACCAAATACGGTATCAAAGCCAGTTTTAAGTTCATTTATTTCGATTTCCTCTTTAGCAGGGTTTCTATTAAGAGCCATTCCAGACATTTTACGCGCAGTTTCGGCGGGACTTTCTTCCAAACTGATAATGCCGATTTTATCATCAGTTCGCTCAAGTAAATGTAAAGCAATTTCCCGAAGAAGCGTACTTTTACCCGATCCGGTTCCGCTAGTCCAGAGAGTAATTTCTCCGAATCGCATTCCCTTAAGTTTTTCGTTAAGCCCGTCCATAAACTCCGGATACGGAACAGAGTCAATTTCATTGTATGTCTCCAACTGGTTCCACAATTCTTCTTTACTAAGTATACCTGCAGGGGTGTATTCTACCGCATTGTATATAGTGCTAAGAACCTTGTCTGGTTCTTTTATCCAAAGATCACTAGCATCCTTTTCAGATGATTTAGCTATCCTAACTTTATCATAACCTATTATTCTAGCAGCTTCTTTAGTAGCCTTTTGACCTGCTTCGTCATTATCAAACCAAAGAACTACTTCATCAAAATTTCTAAGCCAATCTCTTGACTCTATTAAGTCTTTAATCGAAGACGCACTGCGAAGGCTTACAACCGGATAAAAAGTTTTATATCTTTTATACCAAGCTGACTGAATAGCCATTGCGTCAAGTTCGCCCTCAGTTATTATTATTCGTTTTCCTCCGTTGTAGAGATTATCTCCGAAGAGTCCACCCTTGATTGTTCCGGTAGAACTAAAGGTTTTGGGGATTCTTCTGATTTTATAACCTGAGACTTCGGACCCCACATAGTAAGGATAGTAATGACAATCAATATTCCCATCAAAATCATAAGAGACCTTGACACCGTAATGTTCCGCAACTTGTTTATAAACATTTCGCTCTTTAAATCCTCTGCATGGATATTCGCTTTCTATTTCTTGAACAAGAGGCAAAATCCACGTCTGGTTTGAGTTTACAGGATTAGAAGTTGTTAAAACTTCTTCACTGCTTTTAAAATGTGTCCTACAAGAAAAGCAAAATGCACTGCCATCATCATAAATCTGTTTGGCATCTGAGCTTCCACAACTCTTGCAGGGTTGATTTCGGGTAACTATCGTTCCCATTTTAATCTCCGTCTTGCATCTCTGCTACAAATTTAGCCATCTCTTGAAACAAAAGATAAAATATTATTGTAGACCAAGGCTCTATTATGTTGTAACCAAATAGCGTTGTAATTAAATAAAAAATTAACATTGCCACGCTAGATAGCCATAGAGCTATTGAGGCGGGTGATACTATCATACTAAAACCTTTTTTTCAACTTGTTTACATATCTTTTAGTCTTTAACGTCGGAAATTCTTGAGGTACAAATCTTATTGCTGCTATTTGTCTGTTGTAAAATCTAGGGGTTATTTTGTCCGCTAAGTACTCTGTCATGCAGCCAGATAACATTTGAAGATATGCTTCTGCGTAATAAAGACCGCCTTTAGTTTTATAAAGGTCTACTATTTCAAACTTAAAATTATCTTTTCCATATCTCTTTATATCTTCTTTTAACATTTTAGAAGAGCCAGAATAAATTTTCCAATTCATTGGTTTTCCGTAAAATCGAGATCTCTTTTTTCCTCCATGAAAAAATTGTTTCTTTCCAATGTAATATTGATTGGTTTTAACATTTTCTATGCAGTAGACAAAACCAAACCAGTCGCTCGGTTTAAATCTCTGACTAAATTTCCAGTGTCCTGTATCAGTGATTGGCATAAGCTAAAAATTTCTCCTTGGGGAAAGTAAAGTAGTCGCCTTCATGTCGGCAAATATGAAGCAATTTTCCGTTGGCTAAAAAGTAGTTATAGCCATCTTCACCATAATAATCGCTATATGCCTTGCAAACAACTTCTTTCCTTGCTATTGGAAACTCACAGTCTTTAAGCAGCTTTTCTGCAGTTTTAGGACCAATCTTAGGAATTCCAGGAATGTTGTCTACGCTATCTCCCATTAACATTTGTACCCAATAATTATGATCTGCTTCGTTAGCGCTAACTCTAAAGAATGATTTCGTTCTAGGATTAAAATGCTTTCCTGGAATGCATCTTAAATCTTTATCTACCGAAACTACAACCTGTTCTCTGCTTAAATCATTATGAAGTCTATGCTGATGCGCCCAAATTCTAATCATGTCATCGGACTCGCAATTATCTGTTAATATGCAGCCCTCGTAATCTCTTACTATATCGGATTTCAAATCAATAAACCAATCTGGTCTTTTAGATTTTGACTTTGTTCTGTTGGATTTGTATTCAGAATACAATTCTTTTCTAAAGTTATCAGGCCCACCTAAGGCCATAACGTAATCCTCTGTAAAGAGATCTTCTAATATAGAATCGAACAAGCTATCAAAGTTTTCTCTTGCTTCGTCCTTCGTGTCGGCTCCCCATATGGCCATATAGACCAAAACGTCACCGTCTATAATAGCTAACATTAGTTCTCCTTAATTAAATAAAAATGTTCTTTAACGTCAGGTATTTTTTCCGTTAAGAACTCTATCTTCTAATTTAATAATGTTTTTATGCATTATGTCATTTAATGTCCAACCTTTAGTTCTGGCTATCATTGTTACATACCACAATACGTCACCTAGTTCATAGATTAAATCGTTTTCTGTATTACAATTTTCAACTTCCTTTGCTTCTTCTACTAAGCCCTGAAACAAATATTTGTAATTCCTATGATCTTTCCCGTTATCGTAAAATTCTTGAACAATATTTTCGTAGACAGTATTACTTATATTCATGATCTATCTCTATTTTAAAAAACCCTTCTGGGCTGTTAATTGATGCCGCAATGTCTAACAACTGATAAAAAGAAATTCGGATTACTTCATATTGCTGATTATAGTCATTAAATTGACGTAACCACACCTCCCCATCAGGATCTACTATAACCTGTATATCCTCATGCTCAGTTGTTTCCGACATAGCAGTTATTACATGAGAGTCATCTATTTGCTCTACTGTATACATTTATACTCCTTTGTATTTGTCCTTACCTTCTTCGTACCCCGCATCATACCCATCAGAATATCCGTCTTCATAGCCAGCATCTCTGCCAGACTCGTAGCCGTTGTCATACTCTTCCTCAAGCATGTTTTCTAATTCAGTGCTTGTTTGAAGACTTAAATTTTCGTAAATATCTTCCTCTAACCACTCAAGTTCTTTTTTCATATCATACCAAGAAATATTTTCTCCGTCAATTTTATCTATGAATTTATCGAACTGATTCTGTATTTGCGTTTTAATGCTTGTTGTAATAGTCATTAATAAACTCCGTTTGCAATTGCTTTTTCCATTGCTCTTTGGCGTTCTTCTTGTGTAAATGGACGTATTGTAGGCATTAAGACTTTCATAACAATATCTTCATACTCAAAATCAGGTCCATAATAAGGTTGAATTTTTCCATTTATTAACTGTACAAATGTGTTTTCTGTATTAATGGACTTCATAATAGTCACCTCCTATCTTGCAATCTCCGCAAGTCATAATATCAATGCCATACTGTTTTGGAGCATCTGCAAAACAATCCATAATTATTAATTTTGCATCTTCTGCTTGATCTTCTCTTACTTCAACAGTATGTTCATCATGGTAAAACAACAAATGCTTAAATTCAATATTTGATTCTTTTAATCTTTGGTCTATTAAATCAACGGTTGCCTTCATGACAACAGCCTCCGAACCTTGTATTAGATAATTCAAGGCTTTATGTCTCTGAGAAGGATCTAAATATATCTTTCTGTCATCTAAGCCTGGAATAAATCCTTGTTTTTCAACAAGATTATTTACTCTATCAACTAAGCTAGCTAAAGCTGGAAGCGCCTTTTTATATCTTTTCATTGCACTTTTTGCTTCATTAACACTTTGACCGATATAGCCGCTTAATTTTTGAGCACCAGCCCCGTAAAGATAAGCAAATATAAATCTTTTTGCTTGATTTCTGCTGCAGCCAATGATTTCTGCATTCATTTGATGAACATCTCCGTTAAGAACGGTATCAGTAAATTTGTCATCCTTCATGTAATGAGCCAAGAGACGAAGTTGACAAGCTGCAGAATCAGCGCTGACAAGCTTATAACCATCAGCGGCAATAAAAAGTTTTCTAATTTCGGGACCAAGGGTTGCTTTTCCTGAAGGGAGGTTAGCAATGATCTTGTGTGTTTGTCTAAAAGTAGGTGTGCCAATATTAAAGACGTCACCGTGTAACCGACTATCATTATCCACATGTTCAAACCATCCTTCTAATATGGACTTTCTTGATCTCAGAGTATAATATTCCATTAGAGATTGTCCCACTTCCCCGAGTGGTTCCAATGAACTATTTGTGAGTTTTGGAGAGACTTTGACGAATTCATTTCCGACACGTTTCCAGTTCCAATCATCCGGTTTCCAACCGATTGAGTAGAGGTAACGTTTAACCGTATCAGTATTACCAATGTCACCAGTAATAAAATCAACCCTGCAGAAACCATAATTTTCCCTAAAGAAAGGAGAGTTATCAACAGAGGCGCTGTCAGGAAGGCCAAACCAACGCTGTAAATGCGTACTAAGTTTTCCTGTTTTCGTATAAGTCGCCTTTTTTTCAATTGCATAGCGTTTTCCTGTAATTGGTTCATGTTCTTTTTTTGTATCAGGATCAACTATTTTTACGGTAGCGCTAAGCTTGGGATTGATAAATTCAGATATAATATTCATCTTTTTATCAATGGTTTCCATCAAATCTACCGCAGCTGACTTATCAAACTTCCAACCGTTTTCACATTGCTCTGTCATTATTCTGTCCATGTTCATTTCAGACCTTAAAGCCTTTAAAATAAACTTGCACTGAGTTTTCTTTACGTGTTGTTGTAATTCTTTATAAAGATATTTATATACTTTAAGACCTAGTCTAACGTCTTGTTGCATGTACTTAAACATATCTTCATTAAATTCTTCAAAACTAGATAAATATTCTCCCTTATAATCTTTAAAAAATTCACCCCAAAGTTTTAATGAGTGACCAAACTTAAATCTTCTGTAATTAAGAACCTGACTCATTACCTTGGTACATTGAACATTTGCCTTTGGCTTCCATCCTGTAAGCTTTGTTAATGCAGGGATATCATACCCAAAAGCGTTATGTGCAATTATTGTATCTGCGCTATCTAAAAGTTCTAAAAATTCATTGAGTTGATGAGGCCGAAACCAGTGTTCTTTTCCAGTTTCGACCTCTATAGCACCAGCGCAATGAAACTTAGATATTTTTGGCAGAAGATTGTCGGCCTCGATATCAAATACTAGCTTCATTTACCCTTCTCATTTCCTTAGACATTTCGTATAATAAATAGGCAATGTTAACAGCATACTCGTCATCAAGCGCACCGTCATAAAACATTTCTGCCCAATGTTCTAAGGACTCTGCTAAATCGCCATAGTTAGTTTTTTCAAGTTCAAACTGTATATCTTCTAAATCGTCTCTCATACTCTTTATCCATCTGTTCTATTTCTGACTCTTTATAAAGCTCGTAAGCTTTTAACGCTTCATGAATGGCTCTTTTAAGCGTAACATCTGGGTTTTGCTCTTTATACATTCTAGCCATTATTCTTAGTAAGCTGTGCTTATACAATTTTTTCCTCTAACAAGTTTATTACATCTGTTATTGATTCTTCAATTCTTTCGTGAACCTCGTCTAAAATCTGTGATTCGTATTCTCCTGTTTCTTGGAGCCAATGCGATGCTGCTTCTAAACATTTCAAAACATTTTTTATATTTTTCTTATTAATAATAAAAAGTCTTTCTTGATCGCTAACAGCCTCATCATAATTAGCATCCCAGTTATTAACTTCTTCTTGAGTCAACATTTTAAACCCTCCAAAATCCATAGTATCAACAAAATCAGGCCACGTATCTTGTGTCACTTTCATGATCATACTCCATTAACAGTTCTGTTTTTTCTAACTTAACCGATTTATTTTGAGATTCTTGTATTTGCATATAAATTTTAAAAGCACTTACAAGATCGCCTTTAGACGAAACTAATTCCCAATAATTTGTGGCTTCATCCCACTCGTAGACACTATAAATATTCATCTTCAATGTTCTCTACTAAAATTTCGTGGTTATACTCTGACAAGTCTGCGTATTCTACCCAGTCATGAGCGTGATCATAATCCTCTGCATCTATATACTTTTCGTATATTTGTACTATCCTGAATTTAGGCATCTTCTAAAACCTTTACAAGCCTGTTAGCGTACCATTCAATTTTCTTAGCATCCTGAACTATAGAGTCTTTTCTTCCTAAACGGCAAGCATACTTAAATATTTGACCAAGCAGATGGCCTTCTACGCCTTCATGATGCTTTAAGATATACTCCATAAGATCCATGTATTCTAAACCTTCTGGATATTTTTGATAGGCTTCTTTTGGTATCATCTTATAATGTTTTGGATTTATAACAGGATCATCTGAATAAATTTTTTCT